AAATGAGTCGGCTGCCAGTGTTCGAAGACACAACATGGAGACCCGCTCACCACCGGGGCAAGCTGCAGTGGTACACCGACTTCACATGGGCCGGTAAGGATTACCGCATCGCGTTGACGTTGGGAACGAAGAAGGTTTACGTGGATTTGTTTTCGGGCCGTGTGCGCCGAATGACGATGACAACCGACATGTTTCGTACTCGGCTCATCGACCTCCAGCGCTTCGCGTTTGATAGCGTGGTATACTATCTTTCGCAAGCAACGCCCCTTGTGGACGCTATTCAAGATCCGCTGCCCTATTGGCAGCACTGAACAGAAAGGCGACTTTAATGAGTGCTGAGATGACCGTTACCGGCAACCTGACCCGCGACCCGGAGACCGCTAAGACCAAGGCCGGCGAATTGATTGTTCGTCTTGGTATTGCCGCTACCCGCCGTCAGTTCGATAAGAAGAGTGAGGAGTGGGTTGACGATGGTGAACCCCTTTACCTGAACGCTTCTTTCTTCGGAGATTCCTATGAGTACATCATGGGACTTGTCGGCAAGGGCGACCAGATCACCCTTTCAGGGACGCTTGTTCTTCGTGAGTGGAAGTCGAAGAATGGGTCTGGGCAGTCTCTTGAGATTCGTTTCCCGAAGTTTCTTGGTTACATGAAGAAGGGAGATCGTTCGGTTTTGGCTAATCCGGTGCGCGCTTACCGCCGTTGATCCTGTCCGCATGGAGGGCGTCACACTGTCATTGTGTGGCGCCCTCCCTATTGTTTTGTGGTATACTATTGGCATGGATAGAAAGGGGATTATCAATGGCTAGACTTGAGAAGCCGTCAGATCTTGAGGGGTGGCGGGATTATGCTCGTCGTCTTGAGAGCCGTGCTTCGAGGAAGATCAGTAAGATCCGACAGGGGACGTACGCCCCGTCCGTCCTGCGCCCCTTGCGGGAGGCTACGAGGGGCGCAGGAGGCGTTGACATCGCCCGTACGGCCCTGGATCCGCGTAAGGGTACTTCCCTAGTGGGGCGCATGACTAAGGCCCAGGTAGAGGCTCATGCGCATCGTCTAGAGGAGTTCATGGCGCCTAACGTTTCTTACTACCCCTCCCGTTCGGGGGAGCCTATTTCCGCTAAGAGCATGCTCCGTTACGTGTACGCTCAGAAGAGGAGTAATGAGCATGCCCGGGAGTTCTATGAGCGTGTCGGGGGTACCGAGATTCCGTGGAGGGGTTCACGGCCTTTTTCTGAGGTTTTCAATATCAGGGAGCCTTATGCTCACAAGGGGGATGACGCTCGCATGTACACTGAGCGTGAGCCGTATAAGGTGCACACTTTTACGAATGAGCGGGCCGTTAAGATTCTCACTGATAGGGAGCGTGAGGTTTCTACTACGGCGGCTGACAAGAAGATGGTGGAGGGTATTCGGACTAATATTCGTAAGCTTACAGAAGGGTCGGGTAATCCTGGGTTAAAGTCTTTGGCGGACCTCCCCGATGATTTGCTTCGGGTGCTGTGGACTGTTGACGATGAGTTCATCTCGGGTTTGACGTTCCGTTATGAGGGGAATAAGGAGTTCGATTCCGATCGCAACTCCCCCGATGATGCGTTCACAGCTCAGAGCGAGGACCTGTTCAATGGAAAGGATGCTGTCGGCTATGCCAAGACGATGCAAGTCCGCCCTATCCGATGAGAGGCAGATTCTCTGCGCGGATTTTGAGACTACGGCTGATATCCCGGATGACGGGTCGCTTCCCGAGTCCACAAGGGTATGGCTCTGGTCTGTGCGGAATGTTGATGACTGGAACGTCAATGTGATCGGTTACACGATCGACGAGTTCATGGCCTCAATTCTCGTGGGTGAGAGGACGGTTTTCTTCCATAATCTGAAGTTCGACGGGGGTTACATTATTGATTGGCTTCTTCACAACGGGTTCCGTTGCAATGACCCGAATATTGTGACGGGCGCTCCTCCCCCGCTGTCGTTCACACCAATCATTTCTTCTGAGAGCCAGTTCTACAGGATCTGGGTTGCGACGGAGGGTGCTGATGTTATTTTCATGGATTCGTTGAAGAAGATCCCCCTTTCCGTTCAGAGTATGGCGGGCGCTTATGGTCTAGAGATGAGCAAGGGTGTGATCGATTACGTCACATACCGTGAGCCGGGGTATCGTCCGACGTTCGAAGAGCGACAGTACGTACGTAATGATACGGGAATCGTTGCCGAGGCCCTCCGCCAGCAGATCGCCGAGGGTCTTGATAGTATGACAGCCTCCTCGGATGCTTTGAAGGGGTATAAGGAGGTTGTGGGGAATAAGACTTTCAAGAAATGGTTTCCCACACTTTCACAAGAGGATGACACGAAGGTGAGGGCTGCTTATCGTGGCGGGTTTACTTATGCTGATAGTCGCACCGCCGGCGTTGTGCAGGGTGCGGGCATGGTGCTCGACGTTAATTCTCTGTATCCGTTTATCATGTATTCGAAGCTCCTCCCCTACGGGAAACCTATTTCGGTTGATATCCCTCCTGAGGAGATTTCCGACGATTATCTTTGGGTCGCTACTTTTCGTTTCACTGCGAAGCTCAAGGAGCGGGGTATCCCCTGCATCCAATTGCGAGGTTCGCACAGAGCCAATCCGACGGAGTATCTGAGGACGGTGGACGAGCCGACCGAGATGCGCATGACGAACGTCGACTGGAAGCTCATCAACGACATGTACGATGTGGACTTGTACAGCTATAGTGATGTCACTATTTTCCGCTGCCGGATAGGGGCTTTCAAGGATTATATCGACAAGTGGATGGGTGTTAAGGAGTCGTCTACCGGGGGTAAGCGCCAGATAGCCAAGTTGATGCTCAATTCCCTGTACGGAAAGTTCGCAGCTCGGATCGAGAGGCGCAATAAGCTCCCTGTGCTCCACAATGGCGTCGTTAAGTATGTGTCGTCTGAGAATGAGAAGAATGTGAAGCCCGTGTACACGCCTGTCGGGGTTTTCGTGACCGCTTGGGCCCGGGACTATACGATTCGTTCTGCTGCAGCCAATTACGACCGGTTCCTTTATGCTGATACGGATTCGCTTCATTTGAAGGGCACGGAGCCCCCGGTGGGTTTGAATATTCACCCCACCCATCTGGGCGCTTGGAAGATCGAGGGTGTTTTCGATAAGGCTATTTTCGTGAGGGCGAAGCAATACTGTGAGGTGAGTGACGGGAAGCCCGATACTCACATTGCAGGTCTGCCGAGGAAGAACCCCCATACGGGGAAGCCGTATGAGATCTGGCCTGAGGATTTGTTGAGGTGCCAGACGTATGGTGGTAAACTTGTTCCCAAGATGATCCCGGGAGGAACATTTCTCACGGAGACTCATTTCACGTTCACCCCAGTAAAGGAGTCATGATGCGCAAGTCCAAGACAGTTTCCCTCACCCTCCCTATTTGGGTGGTCGAGTTCTTCGACAATTATCAGTGGGAGGTTCACGTACCGAAGCCGGAGCTCATGAGGAGGGTTGTCACGGAGTTCGTGAAGATGAAGATCGCGGAGTCGGAGGAGGCGTCTCACCCCTCCCCCGGGCCGTTCGAGAGCTCAGACGCCGAGGAGAGCTGATCGGTGCCGTCGTGGGCGCCTACCGCCGGATGAGACCGGGCCCGCGACGCTGAGTTGGTTGCTCCGCCGAGGCTTCTCGGTGGTCTGTGATAGTATGGGCTATGAGTGGAACTACCACTCATAGCCCATACGTTTGCATGGAGGTATCATGGATTTTGAAGGTCTCCTTCAGTCTCTGATCAATCCTGGCGAGGAGGGGCCGTCGGAGACGATCTATGACGATCTCCGTGCCGCCTACAACACTGTCAAGGACAAGGCTGACAGTGCTGGCGCCAAGATTTCGGAGCTGACTGACTCCAACTCTGCTCTGTCCAAGACTGTCGACGGTCTGAAGAGCAAGAATTACGACTTGCTCGAGGCCATTGGCGCGGGCGGGGACAACGCCGGTGACGACGAGTCGCATGGCGACGACACGAGCGATGCTGACGACGGGGACGACGGCAGCATCGCCTCCTTCTTCTCCAAGCCTAAGGAGGCCTGACCATGACGCTCCCCAGCGGTCGCATTCGCGACTTCGATAACATTGAGATTCTGAACCGGATCCGCAACGACGCCACTTCCGACTATCAGCGGCGCATCCCTGCTGCCACTAAGGGCTCTGTCGCCGACGTCGTCCAGCAGCTGACCTCGTACACCCCGCATTTCAACGAGTTCACCGACGCGCTGATCAACCGTGTCGGCACGTACATCACTCGGGATATCACGTGGAACAACCCTCTGCGTGAGTTCAAGCGGGGCATGCTGAACTTCGGTGACACGATCGAGGAGGTGCAGACGGGTCTCGTCTCCTCCTACACGTACAACTCCGAGCGCGACTACATGGAGAAGGATATCTTCGGCGCTCACAAGCCGAATGTTGCCTCCCAGTTCCACACGGTGAACCGTCAGGAGTACTACAAGATCACGGTGAACCGCGACCAGCTTCGTCGTGCGTTCCTGGACGAGTCGGGCCTGCAGAACTACCTGTCGCAGATTCTGGCGTCTCCGACGACTTCGGACCAGTGGGATGAGTTCCTGCTCACCTGCTCGTTGTTCGCCGAGTACGAGAAGAATGGCGGCTTCTACCACGTGAAGGTGCCCGATCTTCGGAGCCTCACCGCGACGGAGTCCGACGCGAAGCAGCTGATCAAGCGGGTCCGTGCTATGACGGATAACCTGACGTTCCTGTCCCGGCAGTACAACGCCGCGCGCATGGAGACGTTCGCCAAGCGGGAGGATCTGATCCTTATCGTCACCCCTGAGGTGAAGGCGAACATCGACGTCGAGGCTCTGGCCGCCGCGTTCAACCTGTCCCCCGTCGACATGTACGCCCGGGTGATTCCGGTTCCCGCCGAGCAGATGGGTATTGACAAGGCGCAGGCGATTCTGACGACGAAGGATTTCTTCGTCATTGCGGACAACCTTCTGGAGAACACGTCTCAGCCGAACCCGGTCAGCCTGGGTACGAACTACTTCCTGCACCACTGGGAGGTTATCAGCACCTCGTTGTTCGTCCCCGCGGTCATGTTCTGGACCGGCGATGACGATCAGAACATTCGTGTCCGTCCGGGGGCCAACCTGGCTCTGGGCGGTTACACCGCTACTCAGGGAGGCAAGCCCGTGGGTGCTGCTAACAAGGCGATTCCGGGCGGCAACGTCGAGGTGACGTTCGCTGTGACGGGTGACAACACTGACGGTCTTGAGCTGGGTATCGACTACACCGTGTCGGGTGCGAACTCTCAGCGGACGAAGATCGACAACGAGGGCATCCTGCACCTGGGTCAGGATGAGGATGCTGACGCGGTCACCGTGACGGCGACGCTGGTCTACCGTGACAGCGCGGACGTGAAGAAGACGATCGCTTCGAAGACGGCGTCGATCGCCGTCGACAAGGCGAAGGCTGTGAAGGTCTGGCCGAAGAAGTAGCGCGGCCTCCTGCGCGTGGTACACTAGTGCCGTGGGCAGGGTAGCCCGCCGGTGAGGTCCTTCCTCCTTTCTGCCTCACCGGCGTTATGGGGACTCCCCGGGTCGAGCTTCAGCTCCCCGGGGAGTCTCCCTTTCCTATGTGCTATACTCTATATATGCCTACAGCTTATGACCCGCCGGAGGATATCGGCTCGTTCGGGATGGGCTTCGACTACTCCGTCTGGTCCCCCAATACTGAGGTGTACCTGACTAACGTCGTCTGGGATCAGGAGTACCGCGACGTCGTTTGGTATGACAACTACGATGAGGCGTTCAACGCGATCGTCAACGAGTACTCCTCGCGCATCGAGGTGAAGTCCCTGACCTACTGCGCCCAGGGCGCTCCGATCCGCATCCCGATTCCGTTCTCGAAGGCGAACCAGTACAACTACCTGGTGGCCCGTAACAACCGTGACGCCTATAATTCGCGGAATACATTCTTCTACTTCATAACGTCAGTCGACTATATCGCCCCCGCCACCACGCAGATCACCGTGCAGTTGGACGTATGGCAGACGTACATGCACCAGTTCAATGTGCGCCGCTCCTATTGCGAACGGTCCCACATGGCGATCGCCGCCGAGAATGGGTGGGACTACTACGGCCAGAAGTACATGACGGTGCCCGAGGGCCTGGATCTCGGTTCGGAGTATCAGATCGTCGACGTGAACAGAAAGGTCATCGCGTCGACTCCCAGCGCCGGCAAGATCGATACGGCCAACTTCGACATCATCATCGCTTCGACGGTGGACCTCACTCAACCCTACGGGGATGAGAAGAATCCGACGTTCACTGCGTCGAAGGGGTCTTTTGCCGAGGGTGTGCCGAACGGCACGTCGATATATGCGATGAAGGCCGATTGGTTCCGCGTGTTCACGAACGCCATGTCCCTGGTGCCGTGGGTATCGCAGGGCATCGTGTCGATCACGGCTATTCCGAAGGGCGTCATCAACTTCGATGAGATCAAGGACCTGAAGGTCAAGCTGCCGGGAACGTCGGGCGTGGACCCCAAGGGCGGTGACACGCGCATCTCCCGTCAGGGCGCCGAGGTGTACGACCTGGAGAAGGGGATCGGCGAGAAGGGGCTTGTGAACAACAAGTCGATCACCCTCACCGATAAACTGCGCAAGGACGATATTCTTCCCGCCCGCTACCGGCACCTGTGGAAGTTCTGGACGAGTCCGTACCTGCTGGTGGAGGTGACGACGTTCTCGGGCACTCCCCTGCTGCTGAAGCCCGAGATGATTCAGTCGGCGGGTCTGGCTGTGACCCAGTGGTCTCACGTGGTGCCCCCGAACCCGCGCATCATGTTCACTGTGAATTCGCTCGGCCAGCGGACCCGTGGGCATATGGATCAGTACGACGGATGGTCCGAGCACTTCGACGTGATGACCGGATTCACGAACCTTCCGACATTCAGCCTGACTAACAACTCCTATCTGATGTTCCAGGCGCAGAACGCGCACTCGATCGCCTACCAGCACCAGAGCGCGGAGTGGTCGCAGCAGAGGGCCCTTCACGGCGCCCAGACCCAGTTCAACCAGGCCAATGCGGCTATCGCCCAGGCCGGTCAGCAGACGGCTCTGAACAACTCCTGGAACCAGGACATCGCCGGCTACAACGCTCGCATGGGCCTGCAGAAGACGGGTATCGGGGTCGGCGGCCAGGTGATCGGGTCGACCCTCATGGGGCTGGCCAACGGGGGCCCCCTGGGCGCCCTGGCCGGCCTCGGGGGCTCCGCCCTGTCGGGAGCGTCCACGATGGCGCAGGCGGGTATGACGTACTCCCAGCAGGTGAATACGGCGCGCATGTCCGCCGAGCAGGCGTCCGCGCTGACGAACCTGAACCAGGGCTACATGCGCTACAACGCGGACACGAACCTGGCCTATGCCAAGTACGCTGCGAACGGCGACTACGCGAACGCCATCGCCGGCATCAACGCCCGTGTTCAGGACGCCCAGACGATCGCCCCGACGACGTCGGGTCAGGTCGGCGGCGATGCTTTCATGCTTGCCGCGGAGTCGTGGAGCATTGTGGAGCGTCTGAAGTTCATCCCCGAGGACGCTGTCCGACGCATCGGGGAGTTCTGGCTCCGGTACGGGTATGCGATGAACTCGCCCGTGGTGCCTCCGGGCGATTTCAGGTGCATGGAGCATTTCACGTACTGGAAGATGGCGGAGATGAACATCTCCAGGTCTACGATGCCGGAGACGTTCCGTCAGACGATCAGGGGTATTTTCGAGAAGGGTGTCACCGTGTGGCACAAGGACCAGACGATGATCGGACGCATCGACTGGGCCAACAACAAGCCGCTCAAGGGGATCATATGGTGAAGCGCAACGGTGAGAGGGATTGGGTTCGCAAGGAGATCTACGAACCATTCGTGAACGGCGGTCATTTCAAGAATAACCCGTCGATCAACCGCGAGGCCCTGCTGGTCCGCATGTACAAGCGGATCATGTCGGAGATGTGCGTGAACCGGTTCTCCTGGTCGGGACTGCCGGACACGGTGGACCGCCGCTATCTGGAGGCGACCCTCATGTACGACGGGTTGGCCGTGTTCTACTTCGATGCGGAGTTCGACAGGTTCATGGCGCTCCGGGCCACAGGACTCGGCCAGGTGAACATGTACGATAACCCGACGAACTTCACGGTTTACGGGAACCAGGTGTTCTCCAAGACCCTGGACGCCAGGCACTGCGTCCCGATCTGGTCCAACTATCTGCGGGAACCGGACTGGGACATCATCGACATCTACTCTCAGAGGCTCGCCGCGTTCGACCGCACTCTCGAGGTGAACATGCTCTCCGCTCGGCATCCGTTCGTCTTCTCGGTGGACAACAACGAGTACCAGTCGTTCGTGAACGCGTTCCGCAAGGTCGCCGAGGGGCAGCCCGTCATTTTCGGGACTGAGGCCCTCTCCCCCGCGGCGCTGGCCGAGAAGGTGACCATGTTCGACGTCGGGTTCAAGCCTCACCAGATCCAGGACGTGATGGAGGCCAAGGTCAAGACGTGGAACGAGGCGCTCACCCTTCTGGGCATCATGAACGTGAACTCGGAGAAGCGGGAGCGCATGGTCGCCGAGGAGGCCAGCGGCTCCTCCGGCCAGGTGCTGGCGATGCGCGCCGTCGCCATGAACGCTCGCAAGTACGCCTGCGAGCACATTAACAAGATGTACGACTTGCAGGTGGATGTGAGGTGGAACCTCGATGAATCTCAGCCCGCGGATGCTCAGAACGCTATGCTTGCCGCGGCCGCTCTCGGGGGTATTGGAGATGCTCTCGACAAGGGCAACCCCGACTTGGGGACGACCGACCAGCAGGAGTTGAACCCGAACAATGGCTGACTACACGCTTGAGCTGCGCAAGGTGGTGGAGATCGTCGGCCCGTTGAACATCGGGCTGAACGAGTATCCGATCTTCGATGAGTCGTACAGGGATTCTTTGAACCAGAAGATTCTGGACCATTACTGGTACAACGAGATCGCGCATGAGTCTATCGACATGTTCATCCACCAGATGAAGGTGAAGATGAATGAGATCATGCCGTTCTACAACCAGCTGTACGAGTCGGAACTGGTCGACTTCGACCCGATGGTGACGCACGATGTGCATTCGACAGGGGATTCCACGCAGGACACCACCCAGGACACGCATACGAAGCAGAACGCGGAGCAGACGCTCAGCAGTGATTCGCGTGTGTCCTCCTCGGAGGAGTCGAAGGCGCGCACCGTGCAGTCTCAGATGCCGCAGACGCGTCTGTCCGGTCATGATGACTATGCGACGGCCGCCAACGACACGTCGTCTAAGGGGTCGGGGCAGAACCATTCCAATTCGGCGACCCAGGATCAGCAGAAGCGGTCCTCCGACACCGCGACGACGATGGGGACTAAGGCCGGGAATGTCACTCGGTCGTGGGGGTATAATACTCCTAAGGCCGACCTCCTCCAGAAATGGCGCGAAACCTTCCTCAACATTGACATGTCCATTATCTCGGAGTTGGGAGGCCTATTCATGCAAATCCGATCTTCAGGAGACGAGTACGTGAACGGATGGGGCTATGGACTATATTGATAACAAGTACCAGCTGACCCCTGGCGACTACAGGGTCACGAACGTCACGCCGTTCACCTACCGTGACGGGTACACCTACCTCCAGCTCATGGAGGAGATGCGGTCGTGGGTGAGTGAGGGTCTGGTCAACCAGTTCTCCGCGAAGATGCAGGGGTTGGCGTCGGACTACAACGCGGCCGTTTCCCGACTCCTGGTGGACGTGCGCAAGGAGATGGAGGGCTACCACGCCCTCCCCTCCCAGGTTCGCGAGATGCTGAGCGCCGCCATCGCCAAGTACGACGACGAGTTCAACACGTTCGAGAATGACCTGAAGGCGCTCGTCAAGAAGCACTTCGAGTCGGACGTAGTGAATGTCTTCAACTGGCTTGAAGGCGAGAGCTCCACTCTCCAGGAGCTCATCAACGACATGCACAATCGTTACACGGTTGGCGGTCTCCTGGCTGAGGACTTCAGCCAGATGGGCCTGACGGCCCAGGAGCTCGAGGACATGCCGCTGACCATCTCCGAACTGGAGACGATCGGCAAGTTCGTCCTTCCCCACCTGTCCCCTCACTACGGGTTCTCCCCCGTGACGGGTCAGTACAAGCGCGTCATCGACATCGTCTACGACGTGTACGAGGCTCAGTTCACCGGCGGTGACCAGATCACCTCCAAGGATCTGAACTACATCGATAACCTGAACATCCCGGACCTCCAGCGCATGGTGGTCTCCTGATAGAGAGGCAGGCTCAAATTGCCCGCAACGAACAAGACCGAGAACTTCAACCTGCCGCTCTACGTGGCGTCCGACCACTTCAGCGTGCTGGGTGATTTCAACTCCGCCATGAAGGAGATCGACAAGGGCTTGGGCGGTGCGACTGTCACCGCCAAGGCGGCGTCCCGGGACGCGACGAGTGCTCTGACAACGGCTAACGCCGCGTCGGATGACGCTCACAGCGCCCGTGAGGCGGCTCAGTCGACACTGTCGGTATCCTCCCAGGCGAAGGCCGACGCGACCCGCGCCTTCGACATGGCGACGAAGGCGACTACCGCCTCGGAGACGGCGAACACGAGCGCCATTGAGGCGAACAAGGTTGCCTCGTCGGCGGCCGCCAGGGCAAAGGAGGCTCGCGACCGGGCTGACGCCGCACTGGACACCGCTAACGCCGCGAACACGGCCTCCATCGACGCCAAGACGACGGCTAACGCCATCTCCGGCCAGGCCGTCCAGGCGACTCAGGCCGCGAACAGGGTCGGCGCCCTGCACAAGCGGTTCAAGGAGGTCACTGCCGGATCCGGTGACAGGACCCTGAGCACTCCTGAGGAGCGGCCCGTCACGGTCATGGAGTTCGACCTCGACTTCGACGCCGACGACGTGTGGATCATCGTGGCGATCATGCGTCACACCGTCCACAACGTTCAGGACACTCACTTCGACATTCGTGTCACCGGTCCTAAGGGTCAGCGTCGTTGGAGTTCCTTCGTCGCCGGCTACGGCCCGTGGCCGGAGGCGATGGTCTACTCGCAGGGCACCGGTATCTTCGAGGCCTTCGAGGGCCCGGGGCGGTACCACATCGAGACCGTGTTCCTGACTGACAAGAACCACAGCACTCGGTTCGACCTGTCGAACTGCATGATGCGCGCCCACTGATCCGGGCGGTATCAACCGCGGGGCGCCGGGCGATCCTCGGCGCCCCGCACCATATAGGGGGATCTTATGGCATGGGATGACAAGCATAAGGCGTGCATCATCGCAACCCTGGCTACCGTCGAGGCCGGGTTCAACTACGGCATCATCACAGCGCCCGACACGCTGTCGCTCGGTATCGGGCAGTGGACTCAGGGGCGCGCCTATGACCTGCTGCAGCAGTTCCCCGACAAGAACGTGTTCGGGCCCACGATCCGTTCGTGGCTGGCCGCGGGCAAGGGCACGTGGACGATGGCCCGCAAATACCAGTCCCTGGGCGGCACTGATAGGCAGAAGCTATCAGCGGCGCTGGCGTCGGAGGAGGGCAAGAAGATACAGAACAACCAGATGCGCAAGGACCTGGAAGGCGAGTACATCCCCAGGCTCAAAGCCATCGGACTGGACTCGGAGAAGTACACCGAGGCCGGCATGCTCCTCATCGTCGTCATGCACAGGTGGGGCAACTACGCCCGGATCCTCAACAGGCTCGTTGCCAGCGCCGGCCCGGCGCCCACACTCGACTCCATGGCGAACGCCATCAAAGCCTCGGGGGAGTGGTACGCCGTCGGGCAGCGGTATGTCATCGCCTACCGGATGATCAAGAACCTGGACACGAAAGGCATCACCCTCTCCCCCGGCGACTCCGGCGGTGACAACTCCAAGGACGGCGAGGACAAGGCCAAGGAGGAGAAGAAGATCAAACACGCCCGGACGGACGGCTCCGGCGTGCTGCGCATCTACATGTCCGACGGGTCCAACGCCGCCGCATACCCCACCGTTGGCGGGTTCTGGAAGGCCAACGGCGCCGACCAGAAGTCCGACGACGGCGGTGACGGGAAGGGCGGCGACGGCGGCGGAGGCGGCGGTGACTCCGGCAAGATCGGCGAGATGACGAAGTTGGCCAAAGCCTCCATCGGCAAGTACGTCTACCACCAATGGTACGAACCGCGTCTGCACCCGGACAGGTCCGGCGTCACCGACTGCTCAGGGTTCGTATGGTGGCTGTACAATAAGGTCATGGGCATGGATATCGGCAAGGGCGGCACCACTGTGCTCATGTCCGAAGGCGGCAGGGTCATCGCCGAGGGCGGTGGCCGGTTCAATGCCACCAGCCAGATCAAGGAGGGTGACCTCATCGTCTGCCGCTGGTACTCCGGAGGCGGACACGTCGAATACTGCTGCGAGACGGGGAAGGACACCATCATCGGACAGCGGGGCCCCGACGGCGTTCGCGGACCCGCGTACGGACACGCCACCTCCCTGTTCGGCGGGTGCCGTTGGAAGCTGAAGCGCTATGTCTAAGAAATTCGACTACTACTCGTTCGACAAGATCCTCTCCCGCAACGCCGTGTTCAACATGGTCATGGGCGCCCGCGGTGTCGGCAAGTCCTACGGCGCCAAGAAGTACGTTCTCAAGCGGGCTGTGGAGCGTGGAGAGGAGTTCATCTACCTGCGACGGTACAAGACGGAGCTGAAAACACGGGGAAGCTTCGTCGCCGACGTCGCCCACGAGTTCCCGGACCAGGAGTTCGAGGTCCGCAGTGGGGTGCTCTGCTGGCGCAACAAGGGCGAGGACAAGGACTCCTGGCGGAAGGCCGGCTACTTCTTGGCGCTCAGTACTTCGGCGCAGCACAAGAGCACCCCCTACCCGAAGGTGACAACCATCATCTTCGACGAGTTCATCATCGAGACGGGGACGATTCACTACCTGAAGGATGAGGTCAAGGCGCTCCTCGACTTCTACTCCACGGTGGACCGCTACCAGGACCGGACAAGGGTCCTCATGCTGTCCAACGCCATCTCCATCATGAACCCCTACTTCATCAAGTGGCACATCACCCCGACGCCCGGTAAGGAGTTCATCACATACGGTGACGGGTTCGTGGCCGCCCAGTTCGTGGACTCGCACCGTTTCGCGTCGCAAGTGGCCACTACGCGCTTCGGAAAGTTCGTGACGGATTTCGATGAGGAGTACGCCGATTACTCGATCGATAACACGTTCGCCGACAATACGGACCAGTTCGTGCAGCGCAAGTCGGGGACGGCCAAATATATGTTCACTGTCAAGACGGACCTGGGTGCCTTCTCGCTGTGGATGGACTGGGGGACACTGTTCTGTCAGCAGAAGAGGCCCCGAGCCGAGAAGGTGTATAATACCAATAAGATGGCTCTACGGGAGGGCGAAGTGCTTATGAGTTACAGTGACAAGATCGCTGAGATGCTCCGCGGCTCCTACCGGAAGGGTCGGGTCTTCTTCGACTCGCCGCAGTCACGCAACGCTTTCGCTGAGATCTTCGTGAGGTGATTAATGGAACACGGGATGGGGTTCTTCATAGACCTCCAGAGTCTCATCACAGCACTCACGTCGTTCCTGACCATCGGAGGGTTCGCGGCGTGGGTCAATTCGAGGATGAAGAGACTCAATAATCTTCTTGACGACTGGAACGGGGTGCCCGCCAGACCGGGTGTCCCCAGACGGCCGGGAGTCATGGAGCGGCTCGAGAAGATCGAGTCGAAGATCGACAAACAACGTGAGGAGAACTGCTATGAGCGCACTCAAAGGTCTGGTTGACCCCAAGGTTCGTCAGTACCTGTACCGGGTCGCTATCGCCGGCTGCGGCGTTCTCGCCGTCAAGGGCGTCCTGACCAAGGACGTCATCGACGTCATCACACCGTTCCTGGCGGCTCTGTTCGCCGTCGCGGACGCCAACGTGGAGACCACGCAGGAGGGCTGAAATGAGCCTTCAGTCGGACGCCTCTCAGATCGCATGGGATATCACTCAGAACCCGTGCGTGGGCTACTCGCAGCCCGAGCGCCTGACGATCTGGAACCTCCCCTCCCCCACCTCTCAGGCGGTCAACGTCAACGTCGACTGCTCCGAGCTGGTGGTGTACTGCTTCAACAACGCCGGCCTGCCGGACCCGCTGCCCAAGTCCATGTGGACCGGTAACGAGGTCGCGTGCATGACCGAGCGCGGCTTCACCGCCGAGGAGTGGTACCCGGGCATGCCCGTCGAGGACGGGGACGTTCTGCGATCCGACGGGCACACGGCCATCGTGTGCAACGGATGGATCTGCGAGGCGTGGATCAGCGAGTTCGGCGACATCGACGGATACGCCGGAGACCAGACGGGCGGTGAGGTCAGGTGCGCATGCTCCTACCTCGACCACCCACTCACAATCGGTGCCCAGTGGACGCACCGGATCAGATACGACGGTTCCTACTACGCAGAGGATGATCTCGATATGTCGGAGAACACCGATCTCCTGAGGGAGATCCGCGACAGGCTCGTTGAGGTCTCGGACCAGACCGGAGCCGGTATTGCCGGCCGCCGCTGGGACGGTCCCATCGTCAGTCAGCTCAAGGACGCCAACGCCACCCTGGGCAGCCTTGTTGACACGTTCAGCCCTGGTAAGGAGGGTGTCCGCAACCCCGGCTCCGCCTTCTACCTGCTGTTCCAGATCAGCGACGGCATCCAGAAGGTCGCCAAGAAGCTCGCCGGAGGTGAGGGCTAACCATGAGCGCGATCCTGACCGGCCGCCTCACTGACGCGGCCGGTCGGGACGCCGCCGGCACTCTGACGGTGGCTCCCGACCCACGAGTGGTGACGACCGCGGCCGGCGTCATCGTCAAACCCTTCACGGTGGACGTGGAGGGGCAGTTCAGTGTCCCCGTCGAGATCGCGGGACCGTACACGAACCCGCCGGAGCCGTGGACGCACCACATTCTGCTCAAGCGGGGGAGGGTGAAGGTTCTCGACCTGCACGCGCCCCTGCACGACGGCACCAACCTCCTCTCCCAGCTGGTCGCCCACGAGCCCGTGTCCCCACTGCACACCACCCAGATCGAGATCGACGTCGCCAAGGCCCGCGACCAGATGATGAAGATCAGGGACGACATCGCCAAAGGCATGATCCGAGGGCCCGTCGGCCCGCAGGGACCCAAAGGTCCCGTCGGCGACCCGGGCCCTGAAGGGCCGAAGGGTGAACGCGGCAACCGCGGACCCTCCGGGCCCCGCGGCGACGTCGGGCTCCGTGGCCCCGAAGGCAACCCCGGACCTCCCGGGAAGGACGGGCAGCGGGGCCTGCCCGGCCCCAAGGGCGAACCAGGCCCCATCGGACCCAAAGGAGAACGCGGTGAACGGGGAGTATCGGGAAACACTGGGCCTGCAGGACCCATGGGCCCGCAAGGGCCGACAGGGGCTAAAGGCGCCCCTGGTCAGAAAGGTCCCCAGGGCCCCGTCGGTCCCACTGGTCCAGCAGGACCGGCCGGTCCCAAGGGCGATCCTGGCCCTGCCGGCCCCGCCGGGAGCGGAGTCGACCCTATCGACGACTACTGGAAGATGGGCGCGAACTGGGTGGTCGGCTCGGCTCTGAAAGTCGTCGGATCCTCCATCGTGGCGTCCAAGTCCGAGGACAGGAACTACGACGTCAACATGGCAAAGGGTCCCCGGTTCACCGGACCCCAGGGCTGCTCGTACCGGATCACCGGGCTCGCCGTCGCCCAGGGGCCCAGCCGTGCCAGGTTCTGCGTCTCCTACTACACGATCGCCGACAACAAGTGGAAGGAGAACGTGTACACGGACACGATCGAAATCCCGGGTAATTCGCAGCCGTTCCCGATCGACGTCCGCGTGTCGGTGCCGTACAAGCCCGGCACGAACCTGCAGTTCATTGTTAATATTCGTACTGTGGAGGGGTGCACCCTCTCCAACTGCGTGGCCTACGCGGACACGCAGTTCGACGCAGTAGCGGCCAACATGAAACGCAGCGCCGACGCCGTCACAGACCTCACCGGGCGAATGGCAACCCTCGAAGGCACCGCGCGCACCAACGCCAAAGCAGCCTCCGACGCCAAAGCAGCCGCCGACGCGGTCCAATCCATCGCACAAGCCGCCCAGCGAGACGCCGCAGCACTCCAGCCGAAGATCACCGCCCTCGAAGAAACCGACCGGCAGATCCAGGGCATGATCCAACGCGACCGGGAAGCGCTCGCCGAAGTACGCGTCATCGGCACCAACGCGCGCAGCGCCGCCGACCAGGCGGCAACCAGAGCCGCCGACGCGGCCGGCAACCTCCTCGCACTCCAGAAGCAGATCGAGAACGTCAAGAAGGACCAGGCCGCAATCCAAACCAAAGCTGACCTGGCTGTCGCCACGGTCAAGAAGATCGAAGGAATCAAAGCCTACACAGACGTGAACAACTGGGCTCCCGCCAGCACCTTTCTCGACGAACAGAACTACATCGGATACGGATCCAAGAATCTCGACCACTCCATAACCGACGGATACACCCAGGTCATCGACACGCGCGACGGCGCCGAATGGTGGTGGAGCTGGAACATCTGCGGATGGACACCTCTATGGCAGTTCTCGTGGATGGTATGGCCCGGCGCCGACTCGTGGATCCAGCCCTACTTCCAACTCCACAGCTCCATCGACAGCACGTGGGGCGACAAGATCTGGTTCCCCAGACAGGAATGCTCCCAGGGTAAATACCAATTCCTCCTGTGGAGCAAGGACGTACCCCAATACGACGACACCAAATGGGACGGGGTCTGCGTCGGCGCCCAGATGAAAGGCGGCATCCGGCACTGGACCCGATTCCCGAGGGCTAGGTGGTTCATGCCGTACGACGCCATCCGCTCAGGCGTGTGAGGTCGTAGGAGGCCGTAGACGGCACAGAAAAGCTCCCCCAGTACATCGTACCGGGGGAGCTCTTCTAGACGCTCAGCGTGGCTTACACGAGGCTGTAGGAGTAGATGGCGGCCAGCACCTCCTCCACCTCAGGTGAACGGCGGAACGTCTCGTACCCTCCGGGGGCGTCCACCGTCCACAAGCACTCATCGAACCTCGAAGCGCACAGTTGGATGGTGATCACACTGTCGCGGTAGACAACGCAATGATTCACCACGTCGATCACAGGAGCCCCGCCGAAACGGGCCTGAAGCCCGTGAGCCATCTCCTTCATCATCCTGAACTCAGTCATCGTAATCTCCTTCATAAGGGTGCATGTACTGCGGAACCGTATTCGGAAGCATACCGTACTCGGACTCAACCCAACGGTAAGCTCCGTCCTGCGTTGTCGTCTTATCTCCATTGTGGGATTGAATATCCCAATCCTCAGGGCCGTTCACTCGAACCCTATTCCCGTCGAAGAACACGGCGCAGCTATCGAAATCAACCTGGAACCCGTCCAACTCCTTCAACGGCTGGAACGACTCTATGAAAATATTCAACTCCTCCCACGGATCGTAATCCATCACCGGTCCTCCCAACTATCAGCGAACAGAGTCTGGAAGTAGGAATCCAGGTGAGAGAAACCGTCAGGCTCAATCACAAGATACCCCGCCAACTGGCTTCCCCTTCTCGCAAATCTTAACAGTATCCTCGAAATCCGAATCAACACTCATCAATGCTCACCCCCGGGAGCCGCCTTGTTAATGAAATCGACGAAAGACTGGTCGTACTGGACTCCGGTCTGCTTCTGCACATTGTCGAGCTGAGACACCATGTGATTGTAACGCTCCACCTCCATACGGTTCTCATAACGCATACCGCACCAGAAACAAGCCAGCATGCAAAGAATGATGAGCAGAACCTCGATGAACTTATCCATGATCAAATCTCCCTTCCAGTGAACATGGACGCTATGTCGTTGAATGTCATTGTGGAACCCAATCGGCCACCGAGCTCGACGTAGAAACTGCCAGGGTCTGTCGGCTCCCTCCAAATTACCGTGCCCCCGGCATGATCGCAAGTAAGAAACCTATCGTCACAATGACTGACAGAACTATTCGCCAAAGCGACGGCGGCAACCATCGGCCAATCATCCCTGAGGGTGAATCGCGTCTTCATACGGAGTAATATCCTTCATCTTCAAATAAACGAAAATCGGCTGAACCTCATCATCGGCCACGATCCACAAGTAATCCTTCACCAACTGAATGCACTCATGAAGGTCACAGTTCAACTGGCCCTTGTTCAACGGCATCGTCGAGGCGGCGGAGATGTTCGCGGTGATCTCATGGAACTGAATCAGCGTCTCACGGTTCTGCACAATCGTCTCAGCCAGCAGCACGCGATGCGCCGCATAATCAGGCAGCTCCTCCGTGAAGATGAGGGCAACCCCCTGAGTAACTTTTGAACCCGCCATGATCAATGCCTTTCAGTAGTGTCAATCCAAACTGTAACCGGAAACGCCTCACGAGGGGACACCTTGCAAGGTCTGTCTTCGTTAAGGCTCAGTATACCCCTGTTGGATTCGATATTGAGATGTCTGTCGTGAACGGCCCAATTCTCGAACCATTGACCGCAGTGTTCGCATCTGATCAGAGCCTTATTCATCCTGAAACGCTCCGAATGCAATGACTTGGTCATAGTGTTCCTTTCAGTAGGGCCAAATGAATCGGTACAACAAAGCACGCGATTCAAGGGTTGTCTCATCGTCGTCAACAGGGACAAAAGCAACCTCAAGGATGGCATGAGCTAAATAGGCGTCCATGGCGAGATTAGTAAGACGCCGCCAAACACGCGGATAAGCCATCGCATACTCGTAGGCATCATCCCATCCATCGGGAGCACTCAGCGACTCAATGGAGCTGACGCCGCAATCATCGCCCACCTTGTACAGGGCCCAGGGTTCGCCCGTACGAGGAGCGCGGATCCGGTAAACGGCACCGAGCTCGACGGTCTCGAGAGCTGGATCCCCATTTCGGTAGATGGTGTTCATC